GCAAGAGTCGGGATGGTGCCCGCTTGGATTATGCAGTGAGGGCCAAAGTGGGTGGTGGGACGTTGAACCCGACGTGGGTCGAGTGGCTCATGGGGTGGCCTCTCGGGTGGACCGTCTCAAAGCTTTGGGCAACGGTCAAGTCCCGATCCAAGCGGCGCTTGCCTGGAAACTCCTCGGGGGACCGTGAGCTATGAGACGCGCTGCCAAGATCGATGCGAATCAACCCGAGATCGTGGAGGCCCTGCGCGCGGTCGGGTGCCAGGTGCTCCTACTCCATCGTGTCGGCGGCGGCGTCCCTGACCTGCTCGTCAAAACCCGAGGCGGAAGGCTGCGGCTGATGGAAGTCAAAGACGGCTCTCGGGCTCCGAGTGAACGGGGCCTCGAAGTGAAGCAACGCGAGTTCCATGAGGAATGGCAACCCTGTTGCTGCGTGGTCGAGAACGTCGAGCAGGCCTTGCGGGAGGTGGTGTTGTGAGACCAGTTTTGCGATATCACGGCGGAAAGTGGCTGCTAGCACCATGGATCATTTCGCACTTTCCGCCGCATCGCGTCTATGTCGAGCCCTTTGGTGGCGCGGCTTCGGTGTTGCTGCGCAAAGAACGCAGTTATGCGGAGGTCTACAACGATCTGGACGGGGAAATCGTCAACGTCTTTCGGGTTCTGCGGGAATCACCGGAATTATTGCTCCGCGCCCTGGAACTTACCCCCTTTGCGCGAGATGAGTTTGTCGAAAGCTACACGCCCGCAGAAGATCGGATCGACCAAGCGAGGCGCACAGTGGTGCGATCCTATTTGGGGTTCGGGAGCAATTCGCACAATAAAAAGACAGGATTCCGGGCCAACTCCAACCGGAGCGGCACAACCCCGGCGCATGACTGGCAACATTTTCCGGAATGCCTAAAGGAGACTATTGAGCGGCTACGCGGCGTAGTTATTGAGAATAGAGACGCCTTAGCAGTAATGGCGTCCCATGATGGACCGGATACCCTATACTATTGCGATCCGCCTTATGCGCCCGAGACACGAGACGCCGGGGGTGATTACCGGCACGAACTGACCCCGGAGGATCACGGCAGCCTTCTCGTGTTCCTACGCGGATTGCAGGGATACGTCATTTTGAGCGGCTATCCGTCGAGTGTCTACGACGACGGGCTCCCCGGATGGTTACGCATCAACAAAACGGCTCGCGCGGACGGAGCGAGACTACGCACCGAGTGCTTGTGGATCTCGCCGCGCACTCAATTAGCGATGCCGCAAGGGAGGCTGGATCTGTGAAGTTCATCCTGCGTAATCCAGAAATCCGCCGCCGAGCAATGGAGGCTATCAAAGCCCTGCCGCTCAACGAGGTGTGGGAGTGCGACCTGAAGCCCTGGAAGGGCACGCGCAGCCAGGAGCAGAACGCGCTCTATTGGGTCCGCCTCACGGAAATATCAGAGCAGCTTTTCCCAGACGGCAAGCACTACGATGCCGAAGTTTATCACGAATATCTGAAGGGGCGCTTTCTCGGCAAACTGCAAATCACGATGGACGAGAACGACGAAACGGTATTCGTCAACAAGTCCACAACCAAACTTAAAGTATCAGACTTCGCAGACTACATGACCCAAGTCGAGGCTTGGGGCGTCGAGCACGGTGTGAAGTTTTCCGATTTCAGATAGGGGGCATAAAATGGCTAGCATACTGCAACACGAGCTCACAGACGGCACTCACTTTTTCATCTTCGACACGTCCACTGCGAGGCTACCAGACCACGCAGAGGCCCCGTATTTCGTCCCAGGTGGCGGGACCTATCCCCGTTGGCGGCTTGTCCGGCTCTTCCCGAAGCTCCGTGACACCAAGCGGGAGCTCCCGGGAGCCGCCACAAACGGCAAGCCGGGTGCTCGGGTAGACTTGGAGGGCAGAGCAAGAGCTATCCAGATGCACGAAGCGGGAGTGCCAGTCTTGCAGATCGCGGAACGGCTCGACCGCACAGCTAAGACGATCAGGACATGGCTAAAAAGCGCCTAACTGACAAAGCCTATCTTGGCGTCGTAGCTGAGATGGGCTGCGTCTGCTGCTCTATGCTTGGGCAGAAGCAGACCGGCCGCACAGCCGTTCACCACGTCCGAGAAGGCCAGGGGGCAAGCCAGAGGGCATCGGATTTCCTGACTATTCCCCTCTGTTACGATTGCCACCAAGGGCCAATGGGCATTCACGGAGACCGAACGTACCTGCGGATTATCAAGCGTGACGAGTTGGATCTGTTGGCCGAAACCATTAAGCGCGTTTTCGCGTAAGGAGCAACCCATGGACAAGAAAAGCCGAATACCGGAAGCGACCCCGCCGCCTACCCCAGAGCCCACAAAACGGATATGGAGCGTCGGGACTGGCTCGCAGGCATATCAACCCCGCGTGCTGATGAGTGTTGGGGAGTTGGAGATCGCGCTCACAGCCGCCGGCGCAGCCGATCTCGTCGTCGCCCTGGTAGCCGCCTTCGACTCCGCCTTCCCGGTCGAGTTTCGGCATCTCCAACGGCGCATGGCCCAGGTCATAGCGATGGATGCCAAAGATGGATAACGCCACCTTCGGCAAAGCCCTGACCGTCGCCGTCTGGCTGGCTTTTGCCATTATCATCATCGAAATGGTAGCCGGGGCCTTTCTCACCGTTAGGCCGATGCCGGTTAAGTGTATCCGGCAGGGGCTCTTGCACAAGGGGCCTGTGTATCCGCAAATAGGCGGCCTCCCTCCCTTGACGAGCCCGGTGAACCCGGTAAGCTAAAAGCTTTCTGGTTGGTGTGTTTTGCCCTTAGGAGGTACCAGAATGGGTACGCGCAAAGAGAAGGAAGCCGGTCATCGTGTGAACGAGGAACTGAACAAAAAGGACAAGGACCGCATGTCCTACGACGGCCCGAAGGGTGAGAAGAAAGAACCCAAGTCCGAGGCCAAGCGGGACGAAGCCGAAGCCGGGCGCCGCGTCAACAAGGAGCTCGACCGGACCCGTCCAGACCGTGGTGGTCATCCCTGCAACGACGGCAACAAGGGCGAGCGGGTCGTCTACCACCACAAGAGGGGCTAACTATGGCGACACTCAGCAAAGGGGCACGGAAGAAGCTGCCCAAGAAGGACTTCGCCGGCCCCGATCGTTCTTATCCGGTCGAGAACCGGGCCCATGCTCAGGCTGCGGTTTTGGATGCCGGGGTCGCCCGCAAGAAGGGGCGCATGAGCAAGGGCGAAGAGAAGCGGATCGACCGGAAGGCGGATAAGGTCTTGAAGCGGGGTGACAAGCGCAAATGAGGATGATGCGCGATCTCATCTTAGTTCGACCCCTCCCCGATCCCCGCTCGGAGGTCTTACACGTCATCCACGCCGAAGAGTCAGCCTACGGGGAGGTTCTGGCAGTCGGCCCCGGCAAGACAGACGCCAAGGGTCGACTTCACCCCCTAGTACTCAAGCCGGGCGATAAGGTGCGCTATGGTCGGTTTTCCTTCCCCGAGCACGAGGGGTGTCTTATCATGCAAGAGGCCGATGTGGCCGGGGTGGTACCATGAGCGTGGTGCGCTTCCCGCTTGAGGTAAGCCCCCCGGTGCGCATTCTGAGCGTCGAGCTCCAAAGTGTGATCGATGCGGCGATAGACCGGGGCGACCTCACCGCTATCGAGATCCTGGGTAGCTTGGAGTGGGTCAAGGCCAACTTCTTCTATGGGCTGGAGGACCGCTAAAACAGTGGGAACTAACGGCAGATTCCAACCTGGACAGCCAAAGCGTGGAGGCCGCAAGCCAGGGACTCCCAACAAGGTCACCCAGACGGTGAAGCAGGCCTTTGAGGCGGCCTTTGCCGATTTGCAGTCGGATTCAGCCAATCCAGCGCATCTCGTCAATTGGGCCAAAGCGAACCCGAGCGACTTCTACCGCATCGCGTCTAAACTGATCCCCGAGCAGGTGAGCGGGGATTTGAACTTGCAGGTGCTGGTGACGAAGTACACGCCCGAATGCAAGTAACCCTCCCCCACGCTTTCACCCCCCGGCCCTACCAGCTCCCCTTACTCCAAGCGATGGACGCCGGCACCAAGCGAGCGGTTCTGGTCTGGCATCGGCGGGCCGGCAAAGAGAAAACGTGCCTGAACTACATGACCAAGGCCATGATGGAACGCGTCGGGAGTTACTACTACGTTTTCCCTACGTACGCCCAGGGCAAGAAGGCCCTCTGGAATGGCCGCGATAAAGAAGGCTTTGCGTTCATGGACCATATCCCCGGCCGGCTCATAAAGGCCAGGAACGAAAACGACATGCGGATCGAGCTCTTAAATGGCTCGTCTATCCAGATCGTCGGCTCGGACAATACCGATGCCCTGATGGGCACTAACCCCATCGGCGCGGTGTTCAGCGAGTACAGCCTGCAAAATCCCTCTGCTTGGGACTACATCCGACCGATCTTTGCCGAAAACGGGGGATGGGCGATCTTCGACTTCACGCCTCGCGGGAAAAACCACGCCTTCGCCCTCTACCAGATGGCCAAGAGTAACCCGGATTGGTTCTGCCAACGCCTGACCATTCGGGATACGGGAGTCCTGTCCGATCTCGATATGGACGCCGAGCGCCGGGAAGGGGTGGCAGAGGAAATGATCCAGCAGGAGTACTTTTGCTCATTCGAGGGGGTGCTGCTCGGGGCTTACTACGGGAAGGAACTGCGCGAACTGGAGGCCGAGGGCCGTAAGGTCAAGAACCTCTACGACCCGGCATTGCCCGTGGAGACCTGGTGGGACATTGGCGTAGGTGACGCCACAGCTATTTGGTTCACGCAGTCCCATGGCTCCCAAGTCCGGGTAGTGGATTATCTCGAAGCCTCCGGGGAGTCGATGGGGTACTACGCGAAGGAACTCCAGAAGAAGCCCTACACCTACGCCTCCCATAACGGCCCGCATGATCTCGAAGTCCGGGAGTGGGGACAGGCCGATACCCCAAAGACCCGGCTCGAAGCCGCGCGGCAGCTTGGGCTCACCTTCCGGATCGTGCCTAAGGTGCCAGTGGACGATGGGATAAATGCCGCTCGGACCTTTCTGGCCCGTTGCTGGTTCGATGTCGAGAAGTGCGCCCGAGGGCTTTCAGCCTTGGAGTCCTATCACAAAGAGTTCGACGAAAAGGCCAAGATGTTCCGCTCTTATCCCGCGCATGATTGGTCCAGCCACGGAGCCGATGCCTTCCGCTATCTGGCTGTGGGGCATAGGATGGCGGTCGAGAAACGCAGACCGCGTCTCATGGAGGCACCGATATGGCAGGCCTAGACGTCCAGGAAGTCGTGAAGTTCTTAGAGCTCGCCAATACCGCCGAGACGCAAACCCGCTCGAACGCGCTGGAGGATCTGCGGTTCCGCTATGGGGACCAGTGGCCTGCCGCTATCTCCAACTCGCGCAAGATCGAGAGCCGGCCCGAGTTCGTGATAAACGAGGTCGATGGCTATTGTCGCCAGGTCGTTAACTCTATCCGCCAGCAACGGCCCCGAGGCCGAGCAGACCCGGTCTCCGGCGGCGCGGATCAGGCGGTCGCCAAGGTCATCACTGGCTTGGGGCGCCATATCGAGGTCAGTTCGGACGCCGACAATGCCTACGATACCGCTGTCGATTTCGCGGTGACGATGGGTTTCGGCTACTGGCGCATCCTCACCGACTATGTGGGGGATAACTCGTTCGACCAGGACATTCGCGTGGCCTTGATCGACAACCCGTTCTCTGTAGCTTTTGATCCCGCCTCGGTCTTACCAGACGGCTCCGACGCCAAGCAAGCGTTGATCTCCACCATGATCTCGAAGGAGGACTTCAAGCGCGAGTTTCCCGGGGCCAAAGTCACGAGCTTTACCCACAGAGGGCTCGGCGAAACCCCGGCCAGTTGGGAGACCAAGGAAGAAATCCGGCTCGCCGAGTACTACTGGATCGAGTCACGCCGCGCCAAGCTGTGCCTGCTCTCCGACGGAACGACGGCTTGGGCCTCCGAGATGCCAGGACCTGACATACTGGGCGCCTTGGGTCTTTCCGTGGTGCGCGAGCGCGACAGCCTGCGTAAGCAGGTCCGGTGGGCCAAGGTCACCGGCTCCGAGGTGTTGGACGAGCGGGACGTGCCTGGGCGTTTTATTCCCGTCGTCCCGGTCTACGGCGTGAATGTACCGATCGATGGCAAACGCCTTCGGTGTGGCATGGTGCGCTTTGCGCGCGATCCCCAACGCCTCGTCAACTACTGGCAGACGGCGATTACGGAGTCGGTCGCTATGGCTCCGAAGGCCAAGTGGTTGATGCAAGACGGGCAGGACGAGGACTACGAGAACGAGTGGCGCGGGGCCAATATCTCGGCGATTCCCGTCCTGCACTATAAAGGGACGAATGCAGCCGGACAGCCAGCTCCGGCTCCGCAACGGCTTCAACCCGAGCCTCCGCCTGGTGGAGCGATTGAGTCGGCCATGCTGGCGAGCCAGAACCTGCAACGAGTCTTGGGGATGTTTGATCCGGTGAACGTTCAGCACACGGGCCCGAAGTCGGGTGAAGCGATCCGCCAGGAAGCCGGGCAAAGCGAGCAGGGGAACTTCCACTTCTACGACAACCTCACACGCTCGATCAAGCATACCTGGCGCATCTTCCTCGACTACATGCCCGTCATCTACGACGCGCAGAGGACTATGCGGATCATCGGCGAGGATGGGAAATCCAGCCAGACGACTATCAACGAGGTCCGAGAAGGCACAACCGAGCTCCGCAACCCCATGAATGTCGGTCTGTACGATGTGGTCATGGAGACCGGCCCAGGCTACAACACCAAACGCCAGGAAGCGGTCGGAAACCTCATGCAGCTTCTGGAATCTCCGCTGGGCCCCCGCATTGCCGCCGTGGCCGACGATGTGATTGTGAGGAGCATGGATTTCCACGGCGCGCAGACTGTCGCAGAGAGACTGGCGGCGGCGAATCCCTTGTCCAGCGTAGACGAGCAGTCCGATATTCCTCCCCACATCCAGATGGTGGTGAAGCAGCTTCAGGCCAATCTCCAAAAACTCACGCAAGAGAACGAACAGCTTAAGACCAAACAGGCCTTGGAGACTCACAACATCGCTATGCGCGAGAACGCCGAGACGGCCCGCGAGCATATGCGGCTCGCCGCTCAAGCTCATGCCGCCGAGTTGAAGCACTCCCAAGCCACCGGCGACACGCATACCCGCGCCCTCACGGCCCAGAATGTCGAAGAAATCCGGGGAATCGTGCAACTCCTGATTCACCACCTTGATGCGTCCCAATTGACCGAGGCTACCCCATGAGTACCACCGAAGAAGCCGCAAAAGCCAAGATGAACCGCCCGGTATTGACGAGCGAGAACCGCGAGGCCTATATGGCGAAGGTCCTGAACCTGGAGCCCGCGAAGCCTGCTGAGACTACGCCCGAGGTCAAGCCCGAGACGAAACCCGAGCACAAGCCCGAGAACCCCATCCAAGCCCGCATCAGCGAAGTCGTAGGCCAGCGCAACGAGCTCCGACAGCAGATGGAGTCCGAGAAGCGCGCGCGTGAAGCGGCGGAAAAGGAGCTGGCCGAGCTGCGGAGCAAGGCTGCTCCCCCGGTCGATCCAGAGGCGAAGCCTGACCAGACGAAGTTTACCGACCCCTACCAGTACGCCGAAGCGTTGGCCAACTGGAGCGCATCCCAGGCCGTGAAGAAGCATGCCGAAGCCCAGGCCAAGGCCGCGGAGGAAGCGCAGCGCACCACGTTGGTCCAGCAGTGGCAGGAGCGCCAGGCGACGTTTGCCTCCCAGACCCCGGATTACGCCGATGTAGTAGGCGCAAGTGAGATCGCGGTCTCGGATCAAGTCCGGGATGCGATTCTGGAAAGCGATATGGGCCCGCAGATCCTCTATCACCTCGCGGCGCACCCGGAGGAAGGCCGCAAGATTGCGGCGATGGATAATCGCGCAGCCCTTCGCGCCCTCGGCCGCATGGAAGTGACGCTGGCCAAGAGCGAGCCGAAGGTCGAAACCAAGCCCGAGACGAAGCCCGAGACAAAGCTTGCCGCTATGGCCTCGAAGGCCCCGGCCCCGATCACACCGATCGCGACCGGCACGGCGACAAACGTAGTCCCGCTGGACGACAAGGGGGAGTTTCGCGGCTCCTACGCCGAGTGGAAACAGAACCGGCGCAGCGGGAAGATTTGACAAGCGCCTAAAGTCGTGTATTGTTGAGCTTACTTCGTTTACCGGAACGCTAAACCGGGACCATCCGCTAGGCCCTGCGTCAGTGAGGCACAATCGCTCATCACAGGAGCCTAGTCATGGCCAATACACTGCTGACTATCAGTCAGATCACGCCCGAGACGCTGATGGTGCTGGAGAACAATCTCCCGTTCGCGTCTCAGGCCAACCGGGATTACGACGACCAGTTCGCCGTAACCGGCGCGAAGATCGGTAACACGGTCAACGTCCGCCGGCCCGGGCGCTTCATCGGCGCCGAAGGTCCGGCCTTGCAGGTCGAGGACTTCACGGAAACCTCTGTGCCGGTGGTCCTCACCACACAATTCCATGTGGACACCCAGTTCACCACGCAGGACCTCGCCCTCTCTCTCGACGAATTCTCGGATCGCATCATCCGTCCGACGGTCGCAGCGATTGCGAACAAGGTGGACCGGGACGGCCTCACGATGGCGACAAACGCCGTCGGCAATATGGTCGGCACCCCCGGCACCACGCCCAACGCGCTCCTGACGTACCTGACCGCCGGTGCGTATTTGGACTCCGAAGCCGCACCCCGGGACGGGAAGCGCGCCGTCATCATCTCGCCGTTCATGGCGCCTGCTATCGTCGATGATTTGAAGGGTCTGTTCGTTCCGCCCGACAAGATCGCCGAGCAGTACCGCACGGGTCTGATGGGTCAGGATTCCGGTGGCATGAACTGGAAAACCGACGCGAACGTGATCGCGCACACCTTCGGCTCGTGGGCCGGTACGGCGGGCGCGATCACCGTGAATGGCGCAAGTCAGGGTCTTGCCAGCGGCTGGGCGCGGACCTCCACCATCAACATCACGTCCACTGAGATTGGCACCCTGAACGTCGGGGACACCATCACTTTTGCCGGCGTCTACGGCGTCAACCCGCAGAATCGCCAGAGCTACGGGCAGCTACGGAACTTCGTAGTCACCTCGGCTGTGGGCCTCACGGCTGGCAATACGGCGGTGACGATCCAGCCGGCCCTGATCTACGGGGGTCAGTTCCAGAACGTCTCGGCCACCCCGGCGAGCGGTGCGGCGGTCACCCCGTTCAATATGGCCTCCACGACTGCTGGAGCCGTTACCAGCCCCCAGGGCATCCTGTTCCATCGGAACGCCTTTACGCTGGCGATGGCTGACCTGGAGCTTCCGGAAGGCGTCCACTTCGCCGGTCGCGCTTCCGACAAGGAAGCCGGTCTCAGCATCCGCATCGTCCGTCAGTACACCATCAACAACGACTCAATCCCCTGTCGTTTCGATGTGTTGTATGGGTGGGCGCCGCTGTATCCCGAACTTGCCTGCCGCGTGTGCGGCTAAAGGAGTAGGTCATGGCTGATACCAATCCGGGACCAGCGGTTACCAGCACGGGTTCCCTCGTCGCCACCATCTCCAACGTCCGCGAGGCCGGGGTCTTTGCCCTGGTCCTCTCGCCGGCGGCGGTGGCTGCTGCTACGTCTGCCGAGCAGACCTTTGCCCTCGACGGGGTGGGCCCGACCGACTTCGTTTCGGTCAACAAGCCCACCGCGCAAGCGGGTCTCGGCATCGTCGGCGCCCGTAGTGCGGGGGCGAACCTCATCGGCATCACCTTCATGAATGCGACTGCTGCGGCTGTCACTCCAACGGCCGGCGAGACGTATCTCGTGAAGGTCGAGAAGCTTGTCGGGCAGACGGCCCTTACCAGCTTCCCGTACTAACGATAGCGGGGGCTTCGGCCCCCGCCTCTTAGGAGGCTTATGTACCCGCGTACTCTCTATCTGGCAAAACGCCCTTACGCCTCGGCCACGGAGCTCGAAAAGGCCGTAGCGGCTCAGGAAGTGCATTCTGTAGTTGCCCACACCTACGAGAAGGACGTGGGCTATCAGCGGCAGGGCTACCGCCCCGCGTCGGACGTGATCGCAGCGCCGAAGCGGAAGGCCTATGCAACCGAATGACATTATCCGGCTGGCCCTGGTGGATATTGGGGCCCTGGACCAAGAAGAATCCGTTACTCCGGGAGTCGGCACCGATGCGCTGATGACGCTCAACATGCTCATCGACCAGTGGTCGCTTGAGCACCTGATGGTCTATGCCGTCCAGGAGATCATCCACGAACTCACCGCCGGGCAGTACGTCTATACCATCGGCCCTGGCGGCTCTGCCGGCGCGGCCTTTACGGGATCGCTCGCCGGGAATGTCCTGACCGTCACTACCTTGACCTCGGGGGCTGTGTCTTTGGGTCAAGTCATCGCGGGGCCTGGCGTCCCTCCGGGATGCACGATTACTGCTTTAGGGACGGCCTTCGGTGGCTCTGGCACGAACGCCCTCGGCACCTACATCGTCAACCAAGCCGGCACCGTGGCCTCTCAGGCCCTCACGTCCTCGGCTACGCGCCCGGTGCGTATCAATACGGCGATGGTGCGGATCTTCAACACCGAAGCCGGAACGCTCGATTACCCTGTAGCCCCGTTGAGCTTCGATCAGTACTCCCGCATTGGAATCAAGAGCCTGCCGGGGCCCTGGCCGCGTGGCGTCTACTACGAGCCCTCCGAGCCCGTAGGGATTCTTCATTACTGGCCCAACCCCGGCCAAGGGGAGATGCACCTCTTCTGCGATCAGGTCTTGAGCCCCTTTCAGACGCTCTTTGATACCGTCGCTCTCCCTCCTGGGTACCAACAGGCCCTCCGGTGGGGACTGGCCGAACTGCTCATGCCGTCCTACGGCAAGTCGGACCAGATGCAGATCGCTATGGTCTCCCGGTATGCCGCGCAGGCGAAGGCTTGGATCAAGCGGGCCAACCAAAAGCCCCAAGCCCCGGTGCGCTTCGACGAGGTCTTGCTCGGTGGTCACAATAAGGACGCGGGCTGGATTCTGTCCGGAGGGTTCGCCTAATGCCAGCCTTCCGCTTCATCGGCGCGGCTTATCAAGCTGCGAGCATCACGCAGGACGATCAGTCCTGCATCAACTGGTATCCGGAGCAAGACCCGGAGGATATTCCACGCAACCCGTGGAATCCGCAGTATCAGGGCGACCGAGGCGTGATTACCCTTTACCCGACTCCCGGCTTGACCTCGAAGCTCCAACTCCCGACCTCGGGACCGGTGCGCGGTATGCACGTCTTGCCCGGTGGCACCATCCTGGTCGTCGCTGTAGGCGCTTGGCTCTACCAAGTCAACCTAAGCTACAACGTCACACTGATCGGCCAGCTCAAGACCTCCACGGGCCCGGTGAGCCTCACGGATAACGGAGTCTCGGTCTACCTGGCCGATGGACCGAACCGCTACTACTGGACCTGGGGCACCAACACCTTTGCGCTCGTCACGGATGGAGCCTTTACCGGAGCCAATCTCGTGGGGGTGGTGGACAACTACATCATCTACAACGACCCGAACTCGGACCAGTGGGGATGCACGGACGTCAATTCTGTCACGTCCTCGGCGCAGAACTTCGCGCCCCTGTTGACCGCGCCGGGGAATCTGGTCGCCCTGATCGCCAATCAACGCCAAGTCTATCTGTTGGGCGAAGTCGCGACCGAGGTCTGGACGGATGCCGGTACCTATCCGTTTCCCTTTCAGGCCGTGCAAGGGGCTGTCATGCAGCACGGGTGCGCAGCGATTGGGTCGGTGGCCCGTCTCGGGGAGTCGTTTGCCTTTCTCGCGCAAGACACACGCGGGCAAGCCGTGGTCGTGATGATGAATGGCTATGCGCCCATGCGTATTTCCACCCATGCGATCGAAGCCGCGATCATGAGCTACGGGGAAATCTCCGATGCGGTGGCCTTCACCTACCAGCAACGGGGGCACGAGTTTTACATGCTCACCTTCCCATCTGGGGATGTCACCTGGTGCTTTGATCTGGCGACGCAACTTTGGCATCAACGCGCCTCGATGGATCAACGTGGTGTCTTACACCGTCACCGAGCGAACTCCTGTGCGGTCTTTGGCGGGGAAGTGATCGTCGGGGACTACGAAAACGGCCACCTTTACGCTATGGACCCAACCAACTACACCGACAATGGAGCCTTGATTCCGTGCATCCGCAGAGCGAGACACATCACGGATAACTTGAAGCGCGGCTTTTTCCACACCCTGCAACTGCAATTCCAGCCAGGGGTTGGAGTAGCGGTCGGCCAGGGCTCCAACCCCCAAGCGATGCTTCGCTACTCAGACGATGGTGGCTTTACTTGGTCTCGGGAACATTGGTGTTCCCTTGGCAAACAGGGCGCCTACAAGAACCGTGCGATCTGGCGTCGTCTGGGGTTTGCCCGGGATCGCATCTTCGAGGTGCGCGTGACGGACCCCGTCTTTCGGGTCCTGGTCTCGGCTAATTTGAGCGCCGAAGGAGGGGTTCACTAATGGCCTCTCGCATTCAGATCCCGCTGCAAGCCCAAGCCTTTCTCGATGCCAAGAGCGGGACGATCACGCCGACGTGGTTCCTGTTCTTTACCAAGTTTCTCGGAGCCGTAGCGAGTCTCACCGAGTACACTCGTGTCGCTCCGGTGAGTGGACAGACGGTCGCCATGCCCACGCAAGGGAACCTCGTCTTGAAGCCTGCGGGGACGTTGGCGGCTTTGACCGTGACGCTCCCGACGCCGATCGACGGGCAGACTGTGGGGATCTCCACTACACAAGCCATTACCGCCCTGACGGTCACCGGGACAGGCGTAACCGTCGTCGCTCCTGCTTCTCTGAGCGCCAATCAAGCCTTCCGGCTCGTCTACTGTGCGCCGGACGCCACTTGGTACCCATCCGCATGAGCGCCTTGACGCGGTCGGACATGGCCATTCTCGAAGCCGAGATGGAAAAGTACCCCTCGACTCTGGAAACCTTGCGTGTGCGAGAGTTTCAGGCCCCCGGGCTCTATATCCGTGAGCTCTTTGTGCCGGCCGGCACGATTGCCACTGGCAAGATTCACAAAGTCGGTCACGTCAACATCATTTCCAAGGGGCTTGTGACGGTTTTGGGGGAAGGAAAGCGCATCAAAGCCCCTTATACCTTCGTCAGTCCTCCCGGCACGAAGAAGGCGATCTTCGCGCACACGGATACGTTGTGGACCACCGTTCATGCGACCGAAGAAACCGATCTCGCCAAGATCGAAGAGGCTCTGATTGCCCCAACCTGGGCGGATTTCGAGCTTTTGGAAGCCCAAAGGAGGCTCACATGACGTTCGCAGCGATAGCCATTGGCGTAGGAACAGCGGCTGCGGGCTATTTGGGCTCTCAGGCGGCCTCCGGGGCTGCTCAGACGCAGGCCAACGCCCAAAATCAGGCCACGCAAGCGCAGGAGGCGATGTTCAATAAGCAGTTCGCCGCCGGCAGTGCGTGGCGCCAGGCTGGCCGGACGGCCTTGGGGCAAATCGGAAGTCTCCAGCCCTATTTCAACTCGCAGTTCAACGCCTCGGACCTGAACTCGCAGCTCGCGCCCAACTATACCTTCCAGCTCAATCAAGGACTGGGAGCCATGAAGAACGCCGAGAACTTGGGAGGGGGGGTTTTGTCGGGCGATACCCTGCGTTCGCTCAACAACTACGCCCAGAACTACGCGGGGAATGCCTACCAGCAGGCGTTCAACAACTACACAGCGAACCAGCAGAACATCTACAACCGCTTAGCCGGCATTGCGGGCTTAGGCCAGCAGTCCAGCACCGCCGCAGCTACCGGTTCGCCGTCTTTCTCGCAGGGGATCGCCGGCACGATCGCGGGTGCCGGAACGGCTCTCGCCGGTGGGCAGGTCGGGTCCGCCAATGCGATCACGGGAGCCCTGAATAACGGGATGGGCTGGTACATGCTCAATAACCTCGGCGGGAGTCCAACAGGCGGTGCGCTCCAGTCAGCGTGGGGTAACGGAGGGGCACTCTAATGGTTAATCCTGTCGCTCTGGACATCCGTGTTCCGAACACCATGGAGACGCTTGGGAACGTCATGCGCACCGGGAACGAGATGCTGGCGTTCAAGAGGGCCGCAGCGACCCTTCCCTATGCCGGCCCCACCGCGCAAGCCGGGATGCAGCAGGCTCAGGCTGTAGCCCAACACGCGACGCTCAATGTCGGGGAAGCGCGCCAGAACTACATGCGGCAACTCGTAGCCGGAGCGATTAACTCTCCTGGGGTAGTAGCGGGAGATCCTAAAGAGATCGAGGCGCACTTGTCGCACATCGCCCAAGAGGGCGTGAGCGCCGGGATTCCGGAACCTTTAGTCGCTCAGCAAATTGCTCCCTTGCAGCAGTTAGCAGCCACTAACCCCAAAGCCGTGCGCGAGGCCTTGATTGGGAAACTGACGGCGAGCTTCGGAGGGGCCGCGCAGGCTCAAGCGATTGCCCCGAGTGGGCCCGTCCTCCATAACGGGCAAGAATTGATCCCGACGAACACCAACCCACTCGCCGGGCCCACCGGGGCAATCCCTGGCATGACGACGCAGTTGGCACCGCCTCCGACGACGCCCGTTATCGGGCCCGGTGGCACACCGCAGATGTTGGGGGTCCAGCCCGTGCCAGGACCGCAACCGACTGGCACTCCGCAAGCCCACCCGGGAGGCTTTGCCTTACCGACGGGCTATGCGCCTGGTGTGGTCCCGAATGCGACAGACCTCGCCCATACCGTCCAGGCGGACTATGCGAACGTGGTGCATACCGCGAATGCGGCCGCGAGGCTCCAAGGGGTTATGGAGACGATCCGCTCCAAGGTCGCAGAAGGGGCTTATACCGGAGTCGGTGCCGAGCAGCGGGCGTGGGCGGCAGGCTTCGGCCAGTTCCTCGGGATGAATCCCAGTGCCCTTACCGACTCCCAAGAGATCAGTAAGCAGGTCGCCTTGGCAACTGGGCTCAACCCGCAGTCCTCGTCGGATATGGGGCGGGAGATTGCGAGGTTGGCGAACCCCCACAACGGCATGACCGCGCAAGCGATCAACCATGTGAGCAACGAGATCATCTCGCAACTCCAGATGGATCAGAAGGCGCAGGCCTTCCTTCGGCCTCAGCTCGCCAACCCGCAGGGCTATATGCAGGCCCGCCAGCAGTTCAACGAGGTGTCGAACCCGAGGATCTTGCAGTTCGCGCAAGGAAGCCCCGGCGAACGGGCTGCTATCGTCAAGGGCATGACGCCTCAGCAAAAAGCCGCGTTCATCGCGCAGCTTGAGAGCGCCGAGAAGATGGGGATTCTCCAGTGACCAATTGGGCCGAAGCCGTCGCGCAAGCATCCGGAGGGGCACCAGCAGCCGCCCAACCCATGTCGACGAATTGGGCGCAGGCCGTACAGGCGGCCAGTACCTATGTTCCCGCGCATCCTATCGCTCATTCCCTGGCTGTGGGACGCGCAGCCACGACCGAGCAAGGCTTTCTGCACGGTATCGAAGGGCTGGGGTTAGGCGCTATGCAGGGGATCGCTCATGCGGCAAAGTATGTCGGGATGGCTGGCGGAAAGACGGCTGCGAAGTATTGGGACCGCATCGTGAATGAGGCCGACCAAAACTACAAGGCCGAGACGGCCAAGCATCCGGGATATGCCTTAGTCGGAGATGTAGCCGGAGGCGTAGCCCCCTGGTTAGTAGGCGGCGGTGAAGTCGCAGACGCTCCATCAGTCTTAGGAGAAGCCTGGAGAGGGCTCAAGACCGGGGCTGTCATTGGAGGCTTACAGCCGGTCCCTGGGAATCACTACGGAGCGACCAAGAGCGCCCAGATCGCAGCCGCCGCCGGCGGGGGAGGGATTGGAGGCTTGATCCTTCCACCGATCGCCAAGGCGATCGGCAATGGCGTCAGTTCCGTGTGGGATCGCTTGACCGCCAAGGAAGCCCCCGCGATTCCCGCCGAGCTGATCCCGCAAGTGGCAGGAGCCCCGCAGACCGCGCAAGCCGTCCAGGAGGCCTTAGCCGCTGGCCGTGTAGTGAATCCGGAGGCGATAGCCCGGCAGGCGGAAGCCGAGAAGCTGGGCATCCGTTTGACTCCCGGACAAGCCACGGGTGATCCCACCATAATTTCCGAGGAAATGAACCGCCGCGCCGTGACGCCTGGCATGGTGGACCATTTGAACGCCCAGAACCGACTGCTCGGCCAGAATCTCCACGGACTGGTGGAAGCGACCGCACCGGAAGGGGTAGCGACCGATCAAGACGCTTTGGGCCAGCATCTCATCGGCGCCATCCAAACGCGCCTGGCTCAACACGATGCCGCGACGAGTCAAGCCTATAAGGCGGTTCAAGATGCCATGGGTTCTACGCCCATCGTGAACGGCCCGCAGTTCGGAGCCAATGCGAAGGCGGCTTTAGCCCAAGACCTGCATGGAGACTTCCTGAACCCGAAGGTGGCGCAGCTCGTCGACGATTTCCAGACCGGCAAGCGTCCCATGACCTTAAAGAACTTCGAGACCTTGCGAACCATCCTCGCGCGAGAAGCCCGGGGACCGGATGGCACCGTAGCCCATGCCGCCGGCGTGGTGCGCGACGTACTGGAAGGCATGCCGGCGGAAGGCCAAGCGGGAGAGACTAAAGCTCTCGCTGATCATGCCAGAGCCCTGGCGCGTCAAGGGTTCCTTTTGCGTGAACAGATCCCCGCCGTGCGAGCCGTGGATGCCGATGTAGGCGCTGCGGGGAAGGCCGACTCCGGCAAGTTCGTGCGGAAGTTCCTGGTCAATGCCAACCCCGCCGATGTTCAAAACCTACGGGACTTCCTGTCGGATGATCCCAACGATCTCGCCGCCATGCAGACCGGGCTCCTGGCCCACCTCCGCGACGTCTCGATCCCCGATCAAGCCGGTCTCCCCGGAGACGTGGGCAAGTTCCGGCAGGCTAGCTACAACAAGGCCCTGGGTCTCTTAAAGCCAAAGATTGACTTGCTCATGCCACCGGAGCAGGCGCAGACCCTGCAACGCATCGGGGACGTGGGGAAATACCTGATGGATCAGCCCGCCGGAACCTATGTGAACAACTCCAACACGGCAGTGGCCGCGTTGGCCCATGCCGGGACGCGCGGGATTGCCTCGGCGGTCGATGCCGCTACAGGCCTTCCGGTTGGGAGTCTCGCGCATGAAGCCGGAACCCGGATAGCCGACAAGGTCATGGCCAGGGCACGTCTTGCAAGTCTTCTAGCCCCTGGTGCGGGGATCTCGGCCAAGGTCGTGAGTGCGTCGCCGGTGGCGAGTCGCTTAGGCGCGGTCGGGCTTGGGACCCTTCTGGCCCAGATGCCGACGCAGGGCGCGACCCAATGAGCGCCGGATGGCATGAAAACCGCGCTGCGCTGGCACGATCAGGGCAGCGGTTAAAAAGGTTACCCAAGGTGGGTTCCAGTCTGGTGTCATACGAGGCTCCTAAATGACAGTCTATCTTGCCCCGATTGGCAACGGAGCGCAATTCTTCACCTCTGGCGGGCTCCCGCTCAATGCCGGGACCCTCAGCACCTATGCCGCCGGGACATCTACGCCTCTGGCAACCTACACGGATGCAACAGGAGCTACGCAGAACGCCAACCCAATCGTCTTGAATACCGACGGCCGTCCACCGCAGGAGATATGGTTCGCTGCCGGGCAGAATTACAAGTTCATTTTGGCCGATAGTGCAGGGAACACCCTGGGGACGTATGACAATCTCCAGGGCGTCAACGACATTACCATCACGAGCGCGATCAGTGAGTGGGTTTTAGGGACAGCACCGACCTATATCAGCGGGACGCAATTCTCCATAACGGGGAATCAGGTCGGCATCTACCCTCAAGGCCGCAGGGTGCAGCTTGTGATGACGGCCGGGACTCTGTACGGAACCGTTACCGCTAGCAGTTTCGGGACGGTTACTACGGTGACGGCGATCATGGACTCCGGGAGCATCGACTCTGGTCTCTCGCAAGTCAGCTATGCTCTGCTGAGCGTTCCCCCCTCAGCGCCGCATCTTTCCGGCGAGATCAAGGCGTGGCCCGGCTCAGTTCTTCCAGGGGCGCACTTGTGGTGCGATGGGTCCAGTTATAACCAGGCCGAATATCCAGGGCTCTACGCGGTCTTGGGAACCACCTACGGCCAAGCCGGGGGGGCCGGGACTTTCCAGGTACCGGATGGGCGCGGAAGGTCTCTGATCGGGGTTGGGTCAGCCGGACAGACGAACACATATACCCTGGGCCAACAGTTCGGCGAAGAACTACACGTCCTGGCGGTCGGGGAATTGGCTGCGCATAACCATCCCGCATCCTCCAGTAGTGCCGTCAGCGATCCGGGTCACCTCCACCAGATAGCGGGCATGTCTGCCTCAGGTAGCGACAACTATGTCTCCTATAATGACGCCGCTGCATCTACGGTTAACCTCCCCACCGACTCGGCTACCACCGGAATCACTGTTGCTACCTCTACGACCACCAGCAACACAGGCTCCAGCGATGGCCACAACACCGTCCATCCCTCCCTTGCGATTAACTGGATCATCGCCATATGAGCGTCTTTCTCTCACCAATCGGCAACGGCTTCCAGTTTCTGACCTCCGGGGGACTTCCTTTGACAGCGGGGACCCTCTCGACCTACGGGGCCGGGAGTTCAACTCCTTTGACCACTTACACGACCTCGGCAGGGACCGTCGCTAATCCGAACCCCGTAGTCCTAAACGCCGATGGCAGACCTCCGCAGGAAATCTGGCTCAGTGCCGGGATGGGGTACAAGTTCGTCCTCGCGGATTCTTTGGGGAATGTGCTGGCGACCTACGACAATTTGATCGGGATCAATGACCCATCGCGCTTGTCCGAGTGGCTACCGGGTGGGGTACCGACCTACATCAGCGCGACGCAGTTCTCCGTAACAGGCAACCAACTGGGCATATTCCAGGTCGGGCGCCGGGTTCAGTGCGTCGTCACAGGGACCACGATCTACGGCACCGTGAATGCCTCTACCTTCGCGTCTGGCGTGACTACCGTGACTATCGTCCCGGATTCTGGAGGCCTGAACAGCGGGCTGTCTGTCGTGAACGTCGGCATCCTCAATGCGGGCAATCCCTCGGTGCCGATAGTCCTCAAATCCCTTACGAGTTACGGGGCCGATGCGAATCTCGCGATCGCAGAGACAGGCCAAGACTTCCCGACCACGGCTGCGTGTACCCTCACCCTTCCGAGCGCCACCCATGCAGGATGGAACGGCACGATCTACGGGAACGCTACGGGAGCCGTTGAAGTCACAACAGGCTTAACCCCGCCTCCGGCGCCCACCCTTTCGAGTGTGGCCGGGGGTCTATTAGCCGCTACCACCTACTACGTCCGGACCTCGATCACGTCTGCCGAAGGGCAACAGACGATTCCGGGAGCGGAAGGCTCGATCGCTATCGCGGCGGATAATGTCCCGAGTGTGGCGTCTCCCACGACTTCCTTGATTAATGCGACTTGGAGCGCCTTCGTCTCGACGGCCAGCGGGACGGAAACGTTGCAGGCCTCCGGCATTCCCATCGGCACAGACTGGACCATGCCGGTCGCCGGATTGGTGAATGGGTCCGCGATGCCTACGACGCAAGGTGGGCTGATCGTTCTGCCTGATGGCTCGACTGTGACTTCCTATGCGCTCGCCACGGCTGCGGGATGCGGAATGGGGCTTGTGGCGGACGGAACGAACTATCGCGCCAAGACCTTCGGCCTGAATCATGTTCCTCCCCTAGGGGCACTGGCGAGTAACGCCAGCGCCACGACAATAAGCGCCACCACAGGCACCTTTACGGCTCCCTGCAAAGGTCGATTGGTGATCTATGTCAATGCTGGCGGAAACTCCGGGGGCCACCCGGAAACGTTAACCGCTTCGCTCGCTGGGCTCGTGGGAGTTTTTGGGCCACGGGGATTCGGTAATTCTGGAATAGGAATGGCGTACCTTCCCATGACGACCGGCCAAAGTACAACGCTCACCTATACAGTCACCGCTTCTTCGGCATTGGCACTACTCGCGTCAATTATGGCTTTTTTCCAACCTATCCCTTAGGACGAACCGATGACCTACTACGCACTCATTCTAGGCACTAACGGCAACGGGATCGGGGTGCACAGTTATGCGGAGGAACCCGCGACCTATCCAGCTAACGAGGCGGTTTGCACCGAGGCCCAGGCGAATCAACCTATGCTCTGGCAGCTTGTGAGTGGTGCCTTGGTGCAGTCCCTTTCTGCCACGCAGGCGGCACAGACGGCACTTGTGGAACAGTCCTATGCGACCTATCAGTTCAACGGGTTTTCGTCCTCAGCACTCGGTTCCGCTTACACCTATCCCTCTCACGCAGTCGCCCAAACTCAACTGATCGCCCTTCTGACTCAGGCCCATTCGCATATGCTCGCTCCTGCCTGGGCCGCTTCGGAAGTCGTGGCCGTTGGTGAATGGTGCGAAGTGCCGGGAGTCGGGCTGTTTCAGTGTACCGCAGGAGGAACCACGGGGACCGCTGCACCGACATGGCCTACCGTCCAAGGCGATACGGTTGTGGACAACACCGTGACCTGGAAGCTCTACGACGTGTGGACGGGACTATTCTGGTGTACCAGCAGCGCCGGCGTCACGGCCAGAGTCGCGCATACCCGGAACCAGATGCTGCAAGTCGGACTGGACGGGGCGCAGTACGTCCAGGCAGGTTCCGAGAGACTTGCAACGGCCTTTGCCAACATAGCCGCAGCCACCACGGTTGCAGCGGTTCAAGCGGTGACATTCTGATGACTGATCTCATCCTGCAATTCTGCACAGAGCCCAAGATCGGGTCCGCTATCATCCGATGGGGGACTCACTGTCCCTACTCGCACGTTGACGGCCTTTTGCCGGACGGTTCCCTCTTGGGGGCAAGGACTGGTTGGCTCACGACTTACGGGGAAGGGGTGAGGGTGAGACCCCCGAACTACACGACCTTTTCAGCCATTGCCCATCGCTCTTATCCAGTGGATGCGGAAAAGGCTATTGCGGTGGCTATGACGTATGTAGGCGACCCCTACTCCTGGCAGGAAGATGCGGGATATGTCATCCCCTGGTTCTGGAAGCATGTGGTGCCGAAGTCCTATAATTGCTCGGCCTTCTGGGCGCACGTCATCCGGAAGTGCGGAGTTGATCCGTTTCTCGCGCCACTTCCGTCGGTCAGCCCCAGGGATCTGTTTTATTCACCGCTCGCGCAGGGGGCATGATGGAGCAAACGGAATGGTTACTAGCTCACGGGATTATCGACTTCTTGCTGGCGCTTGTCGTGTCAGTAGTCGGTTGGCTCGTTCGAGGGCTCAAAGAGGCCTTGCAGGCGCACACGAAGCAAAGTGTGGCCCTCTCGGAAGCATTAAACGCCCTGTCGCTTATGGTGAGCCGGGAGTATCTTCCCCGCGAGGAATACCGCCAGGACCAACGGGCCATTCTCGAGAACGTCAAGAAGGAACACGACGGGCTGTGGCAGGGCTTATCCGTGACTAATCAACGAGTGGATAGAGTGCTTGAAAGGACAGGGGGAAAATGACCATTCCGACGCTACCGGAAGAACTCTTGACGCAGATCAAGCAGGATGAGGGCTTGAGGCTCACGGCTTACCAGGACACCTTGGGCAACTGGACGATCGGCTACGGCCACACGCCGGCGACCGAGGGCCAAGTCTGGACCCTGGCGGATGCCGAGGCGGCCTTGCTCGATGACGTGGACCGCGCTGCCAATGACGTGGACATGGCCTTTCCGTGGGCTGAGGCAATGGGCGTGATCCGCTGGTCCGTGCTTGTGAACATGGCCTTCAATATGGGGCTCAGCCGCCTTCAGGAGTTTCACATGGCCCTGGAGGCTATGCAGGCCGGTAACTACCCGGAAGCCGCGACGCAGATGCTCAACAGCCTATGGGCCTCGCAAGTCGGTGGCCGGGCTACGAGACTCGCGCAGCAGATGGAAACGAACCGGTGGGTGATGGCGTGAGCGATGACGCCGACCGCGCCTCGGACTACGAAGAGCGGATGCGCCAGGAGGCTCTCACCAAGCGCAAGCCGGAGCCCAAGCCATGCGGGTTCTGCCTGAACTGCGGGGAGCCATGCCGGGAGAATTGGTGCGACAAAGATTGCTTGTCAGACTACGAGTTGAGGATGAGACATGAACTTCGCGACCGTTAAGGCTTGGCTGGCAAAACAGACGACTGTGGACTGGATCGCGCACGGGGCGGCGGCCTTAATTGCCGTGAGTTTCGTGGGCTTTGAGGCATGGGCCATGAGTAAGGGCCAGCCGTGGAGGCCAAGGGGATTCGGTGAGGGAGCGGCAGGCGTCGTGACCTCAATTTCTATATTGCTCGGGGTGCAGCATCACTACAAGGGGAACAACTGATGACTATTCTTGCTATCGTTTTGGCCCTGCTCGCGGTAGTAGTGGCCGTGTTTGCCTTCGTTGACCGCAGGCAGCTCGAAGCCGACGTCGAAGCCCTCAAGGGGAAGGTGGACGACCTCGAAGATGCGGCTACGGCGAAGGTTCGCAATGCGATAAACGCTCTCCGCTCCGACTTCGGGGCCAGGGTGCAGAGCCTTGAGAGCCGCGCTACCAACCTTGAGAAGCGAACCCAGGCGAGCGTACAGGGAGCTGTTAATAAAGCCAAGGCGCAGGTGCAAGGGGCCGTTAAGTCTGTGAAGAAGCGGTTCTAATATGCAGATTAACTTCCGCTGTTTCCTGGGGGGTATGGCGACTGGTGCCGTCCTCACGGGCGGGGCTTGTTTCTGGTGGTATCACTCGCAGCCTGTGGCCGTGAAGCGCATCGTGGGGCCGACAAAGACGGTCGTCATCAAGGAGAAGGTCTACGTCGGGCAGAAGGCGAAGCGCTACCTGCCGAACCGGGTGAAGAAGAACCCCACCATGCACGTCGTAGCTGGAACGACTGTCCATCGCCGGCAGGTGACGGCGATCGTGGACTCGGTGTCGGGCGTGACGGATCTGTACGTCCAGCCTCGGCCCTTCATCTCGTTCTCGCGTCGGACTACGGTCTCGGTCTATGAGGGCGTCATGGGCACTACCGGCCTGGCCCCGCGCCTCGATACGAGGATCGAGGGCACGGAGCGCCTGTTGCGTGTCGGACCTGTGCATGTGGATGGGCAGGCGGCCTATGACACGATCGGTGCGTACTTTGTTGGGGTGGGGGTCTCGTATAAGTGGTAGCGGTTAGCCTCCGTCGCGCTTTTTGAGTTCGTCGAGGAATTGATCGGCCTCGTCGAAGGCCTCCTCGGGTGCGTAATTCTTGGTGGTGGAGAGCCGCGTTGCCACTTTCAGCCAGACGCGCCGGTACTCGGCTTCGCGCTCTGCGTTGGGGTCGGGCAATAGCTCTATGGTATCATCCCCTCGGACCTGGAACATTGGCCCGGCTTCTAGCGGCACAGACGCCGAACAGCGGTGCATATGAGAGCCAACGCCATAGGTGAGCCCGCACTTCTGGCAGGTCGTAAAAGGTTCTGTGGTGTCAGTCATGGCTATTCCTCCGGTGGCGTGAGGGGGCCAATGAAGCGGATGCTCTCGTGGTAGCTGCTCAGCAGGTTCGTGGTAGCGAATGTGGCAACTCTCCAGTACCCGTCCAAGTCGCGCCCGAGCATCACTATGTCCGGCAACCCGCCCTCCACTCGCCAATAGTAGCCTGGCTCCGTCACCTCGCTCGGCTTAAGCCTCTTGGGTTCCCTTCCCAGGGCTTCTAGCTCTCGGACTCTGGCTTCGAGGACGCCTTTCTGTGCGCGAAACTGCATACGCTCCCGGACCTGAACGGCCTCTTGATTGAGCCACGCTTCGCCCAAAAAGGAGATGGCCCGCGCTCTTGTATACGATAGCTCGCCAGATTGCAGCATAATATCTGCTAACTTGAGCAAATCCTGAGCATTCAACCTTCTCTGCGCTTCGTTTGTCATCAGTGCCTCCGTTTGGGAATAGTAGAACGCGCAAAGACTCGATCTCCGTCACGGACAAACTCGTACCGGCGAGCGGGTTCTTGACTGGCCTTGTAAAGCTCTTTAAGGACGCGGCGTCCGAGCTTGGTTGTCACTATTCCCCCTTCGCCTTCGCAATCGCAGCGCGGGCGCTGCTCAGTTCAGCCTCTATATCGAAGCTGTAGCCAGTTCTGTTGGCGGCCCGCATAGCAGCGGCGGCTGGCATCAT